TATTTTCCCAATCCCCCTTAGAAATGGACACTCAAACCTTGCGTTCACCAAACTCAGGTTAAACCTCATATCCGGTTGCCATTGCGGTTCTAGTCGTGCCCTTTAGCCTTTGGGCAACTTACCGCTTTTCTGCCGTACTCTGTTCCCGTGTCAGCTTTCGCCTTTCGGTTAGGCAGATTGGCTCACCCATGATTGTGGGTGGTAGTTCCTTATCCTACTTTTAATGACGCCCTATCTGGGCGTACGCCTTCTTCCAAGACGGCCACCCTGTGAGCATTACTGCTGCCCTGATACACGGCGTTCCAGCTCTCCCGGATGCGCGCCGGGTCTTTGACAACTCCAGGATGCTCCAATACTCCACCAGGATTAGCCCCATTGGCGAAAAACTTAGCGCCGTATTCCTCGGTGGCAATCGCCATTCCGATGGCATTTTTAGCCATAGCAATGGGCGAGTAGCCGATAAGCCCGTCAAAGCCTAGCCCCGGAATATGGAGCACTTCGTAATTGCGCAATATAAATATCTGGCCATCTTTTTCATATTGGTAGTATAGGATTCCCTGATCCGTCCGGTTAACCAGCATTTTGTTTGGCAAAAGCGGGTACAACCCGACCACTCTGCCCCGCCCGTCCCGAATGATCTGCGCATAGGCATTGCCCCATAATAAAAGATGACCCATCAGTGTTTCGCGAAACACGAATGAGGTCATCTCGGGGTTTGGCTCGCTATGGAGCCGATAGTATATGGGATGGTCGATGGCTTTTTCTTTGCCGTTGGCTGTATAACGATATGTGTGCATCGGCAAAGAAGCAATTGTCTCCGCTAGGATTCTAACGCAAGCATAGACTGCTGTGGTTTGCAGCGCCGTTCGCTCATTTACCGTCTTGCCGCTGGAGCTTGAGCCAAAGAAAAAGCTGTAAGCGCTGCCCCAGAAGCTGTTTTGCGGACTGGCTCTTGTTTGAAAAAATCTTGATAGAAATGGAATTTTCATGAGTCACCTCCTAAAAATGGGCATGAAAAAAGCACCTGTAAATAAATACAGATGCTTTAAAGCGCTTATAATACATCATATTAACTTCGTGTAATCCTGCGCACCATAGAAAAAACGCATAATACTAACCGTTTTAGACTCTTCACTGATTTTATACACAAGCACGTAATTCTTAATTACCGCTTTCCGGTACCCTTCTTCCCCCAGCCGCCTATCTTGGCACCGTTCGTACATCATCGGGGTACTTTTCAAAAATCCGTAACAAGCTGTCACTTCATCAAGAAAATCTCCAGCTGCTTTAGAGTTGGACAATTGTACGACGATGTACGAAACAATGCGATCCAAGTCTTGATGTGCAAGTTCTGTTATGACCAGCTTATACATTATATTTTTCTCTTAGGCTTTTTAACGAACTGTCACCATCAAGCATTTTTCCTTCTGCTTGTTGTTTTTCAGCTTCAGCAAGTTTGCTATAAACATCAAGCATAGCCATCTTCTCTTCGTACATTTTTATGCTCATGATTACCATGTCTCCATAACCGTTTTTCGTAACAAAAATAGGTTCGTTGGCTGCGTGGCACCTTTGTGATATTTCGCTGGTATTTTTCAAATCCCGAATCGGAATGATTTGTGGCATAATCATCAGCCCCCTTTATGGCTTAATTATACCACAATTATACCGCAATGCTCAACGATTACATATTTGAAAATTACACAAACAAAATCCCTCTTTCGTCATAAACGCTTTCGACAACTCCTCCGCCAATGGTAGCTCTTGCAAGCCCCATGACAAGCGCAACCACGCCATCAATCTTTTCAGTAGATTTCTTTTTGTTGGGTTTGATGTTGCCCGCTGCGTCCTGATCAACGATGACGTTCGCCATGTTCCAGTCGAGTACAGGATGGCGGCCGTGTCGAATCCGGCCTTCCATAACGAACTGATAAAAGTCCTTTGATGGAGGCGACATCGATATAAAGCCTTGACCAAAAGGAAATACCACAAAGCCGTGTTCGGCTCCCAGTTCCTCAAGATCTCGACGTATTTTCTCCGCCCCATAGCGATCATAGGCAATCTCACGGATGCGGAAACGCTCCGTAAGCTTGGCGATGAACGCCACGATGTAGTCGTAGTCCACGACATTGCCCTCGGTGGTGTTGAACACGCCCATCTTCTTCCACACGGCATACGGAACGTGATCGCGGCGCGTGCGCAAGTCAATCACATCCTCCGGCAGCCAATAGAACGGCAAGATTGTGTACTTCGTGTCGCCCGGTCCGGGTGGAAATACCAGAACAAGCGCGGTCAAGTCACCTGTAGAAGACAAATCCAGGCCACAGTAGCATTCACGCCCCTCGTAGTCCTCCGGATTCAAATTCTCACCGCAGACATCCCATTTGTCCATCGGCATCCACCTAATATCGGCGTTGCACCACTCATTTAAGCGAAACTGCCGAAAGTGCATCTCCTCGGCGGGATTCTGTTTGGCTTGTTCATAGGCAGCTTGCACCGTCTCCATGGGAATGGTCACGCCGATAGATGGGTTTACGCGCCGCCATATGCGCTCATCCTCCCAGTCGTCATCTTCTTCAATGCCGAAAACGGCGGGGTAAAAGGCTGGATCTATTTTCGATCCGTCCATCACCGCCTTCGCCTTGCAGTGAATTTCATAGCAAATCGAGGTTTTATCGCGCCCCGCCGTGGTAATAAGAAAGTAAAGAGGTTGCCGCCTGGCGTCGCCTGTGTACTTGGTCATGGTATCGAATAATTCACGGGTCTGCTGGGCGAACAGTTCGTCGAAGATAAGCCCGGATACGTTGAAGCCCTGCTTGGATTTCGTTTCTGAGGACAGCACCCGATAGAAGCTATTCGTATGGGGAAAGATGATCCGCTTGGTGGAGGGTATGAGTTTGGATAGATTTCGCAAATCGCCGCACTGCTCCACCATAGCCTTGGCGGTATTGAACACGATGCTCGCCTGGTTGATATCTGCGGCGCAAGAATAGACCTCTGCGCCTGCTTCGCCGTCAGCAAACAGAAGATACAGGGCGATCGCCGCTGCAAGCTCCGACTTGCCGTTTTTCTTGCCGACCTCAACGTAGGCGGTACGAAACTGCCGATAACCGTCCGCATCCACAATGCCGAAAATGTCTCTAATAATCTGCTCTTGCCACGGCATCAGGTGGAATGGCTTCCCGTACCACTCGCCTGTGGTATGCTTGAGCATTTGAATGAAGCCCACCGCAAAGTCGGCTCTGCGCTTATCGTAGTGACTTGTCGGCAGCATCAGTTTTGTCGGCGTATATTTGTAAGCGCCCATCAATGAACCTCCCTTTACGGCAATAAAAAAAGGCCTCCGTATGGGAAGCCTTGAAAATATCAGACGGCAAAGCTCTACACTTTGCGGAAGCTGTCAATGTTGGGAATAAGGCTTAATTGGCTGCCCGAATCCCAGGCCATGCCGATTTGCCCCGCGTCCTCCACGAAGCCCACCGTGCCGCGGTCACCAGCCCTTAGCGTAGAATACGGGTCGTCCATTGCAATTAATTCGAGCCTCGTCCCCTTTGGATATTGCTTTCGTATCCGTTCGACCTGCTCTCGTGTGGGAAATCCGTTATGCTTGCTCATCAGCCTGGCCTCCGTTTCTGCGACTTGCCTGCATGGCGGCGTAACTTGCGTTATTCGGAAAACTCGCGTTGCCGGAAAGGTTGCGGCAGAGCCATTTCCTTACCGCACCGAACTCCCCGCCGTTCATTCCAAGGCGTACCAGGAACGTTCGCATGGCAAATTTTTCACTCTCCACCTCCCGCTCCGCCGCCGTTACCCGCTGGTGTTTCTTGGCGTAGTTGACAAAGGCGGTGGAAAGTTGGCTATAAAATATCCCTACACCGGCTTCTTCCGAGTAGGGATATAAAAACTGGAGCGTTTCGCCGTTGTCATGAACCGAGAGCGGTCTGCCGAGCGCCTTGGTCAGCAGCATTCGTTTGCTCTCGACCAATTTCAAGAGGTTCTGCACCTTTGCGTCGGTCAATCCGCTTTTGGGAATCTCGATCGCAAAGGCATCGCAAGCGGAGACGCTAAAATCCGCTTGGCCGGTGAAAGATTCAGGGCAGTCGTCCGCCTGCATTCCATTTTCACCTTGAACATCCTCACGGCGTTCTTTGCCAAGCCCCAGTTCCTCTCGTTCGGTCATTTGCAGTTCCTCCAAGGAGGGCGTTGCGCCTATTTCACTCTCTTCCTCATAAGCACACTCTACCGCCTCAAAGTCGTGGAGGCCTTGAAGGTCAGCCACAAGTTCAAAGTTGTCTGCTCCCGTGAGCACCCCGTTTTTATCAATGTTGTATCCGCCCACTTCGTAGGCGAAGGTCGGCGCTCCGAGGTAATTGGTCGGGGCATTTAGCTCTTGGCTGATCGCACTTACCAGGGCTTTTCTCTTCGGACCTGTTACGTTGTAGTTGATTCTCATGGTATAAACCTCCGATTTCCTCTTGATTCCGAAGGCTTTTGGTTGCCTTCCGGTGATTACATACATCACTCTAAAAGGCTGTAATAGCAAGAGTTATTTGCAATTGGCGATGAAGCAATGTCTATTGGCGGCCGGCGACTTCTTTCACCAAATCGGCATACCGCAGCACTTCACCGTCCCGCTCGCAGGTAATGTCTTCGCCGCCATTTTGTTTGAATTCAGCGTAGCGGCGCAAAATAACCGAAGCGTATTTTTCGTCAAGCTCAAGCATATGGCAGATTCGGTCGGCTTGTTCGCAAGCGATGAGCGTACTGCCCGAACCTCCAAAGGTATCAAGGACGATGCCGTTGGCCTGGCTGCTGTTCTTTATCGGATATGCGAGTAGGTCCAGGGGCTTACTCGTGGGGTGATCGCTGTTCTTTTGGGGCTTGGCGAAGTTCCAGATGGTAGCTTCGCTGCGTCCCGCGTACCATTTGTGCGTTCCTGTTTTGAGCCAGCCATAGAGAATCGGCTCGTGTTGCCATTGATACGGCGAGCGTCCCATGACAAAGCTGTCCTTGGCCCAAATGCAAGTGCCGCTAAGATGAAAGCCTGCTTCGCGGAAGGCCCGCCGGAAGTTTTCACCCTCGGTATCAGCATGAAAGATATACGCCGAGCCGCCGCTTTCCAGATTGTCCGCCAAGCTGCGAAACGCCGCGAGCAGGAAGCTGTAAAACGGCTCCGATTTTTGGCTGTCGTTTTTTATCTTCAGCCCGCTCGCTGACTCAAAGCCCACGTTGTACGGCGGATCGGTCAGAACAAGGTTCGCCTTGCGACCATCCATCAGCTTTTTCACAGTATCGGCGTCGGTGGCGTCACCGCATATCAGTCTGTGCCGACCGAGGGTCCAAACATCGCCGGATAACACAAACGCCGCCTGTTCAAGGGCGGCGGTAAGATCAAAGTCGTCGTCTTGCACATCTTCGCCATCGGCGGCGAAGAGTTTCTCAATTTCGTCCAAACCAAAGCCAGTGAGTTCAAGGTCAAAACCGAGGTCTTTCAACTCTCCGAATTCGAGAGCCAAAAGCTGCTCATCCCAGCCGGCGTTTAAGGCTAGTCGGTTATCGGCGAGGATGTAAGCGCGTTTTTGCGCGTCCGTCAGGTGCTCTGCAAACACGCATGGCACTTGCGTTACGCCTTCGGCTTTGGCGGCAAGCACCCGTCCGTGTCCTGCGATGATGTTCAAATCTTTATCCACGATGATGGGATTAACGAATCCAAACTCGCGGAGCGAAGAGCGCAGCTGCAAAATCTGCTCCTTGCTGTGGGTCCGGGCGTTCCTTGCGTATGGGATAAGGAGATCAATATCTACCTTTTCAAATCGCTCTGTGGTCTGCATAAATTAAAACCCCCTGTTTGTAAGCAGTTCCAAGAAGGCGTTCTTCTCTTCGTTCTGATTGCCGCTATATCGATTGATGATTTGCATAATCAGGTTGAAGTCGGCTTGCATGGCCTTATAATACCCTTGCCCCGCTGTGACATACGGTGAGAGCTTCAGCTCCTTGGTCATGCGTCCGATTTTGCGGTTCATCGCTTCGCAGGCGAGAAAGCCCTGCCTGTTCAGCACGTAATCCGTTATCGTCTGCGGAGCGACCAAGCCGTCACAGCCGCGCGCCGCAATGTATTCTTCGATCTCTGCTCGCAAAATGTCCGCCGCGGGAACTTCCTTTTCGCATTCCTTCATCGCCATGGAAAAGTAGTCTGCCATGACATTTTGCGATGTGATCTTTTTGACGACCGGTTTCAAAATAGCCGCCTTGGCCGTAGCTTTGCCTTCAAGCTTCTTGTCGATGGGATGTTTCCGAGGACGGCCTGCCCCCGGACGGTAGCCGCCGCTGGGCATAAGCGTCACCTCGTTTTGATTTTGATTTTTTGATTTTTGATTTTTGAAAAACTCACGCGCAAGGCCGGGCGCGCTCTCCCACTAAAAAGCGGTAGAGAATCAAACCGCCCCTCCCTTTTCAAACAATCAAAAATAGTCGCCTTGCTTGGCGTGCAGTCGGCTATGACATTCTTGGCAGAGTGCCATCAGGTTGACCCACTCGTTCTTGCCGCCATCCGCTAACTTCTTCTTATGATGAACCATCTGCGCCGGCGTAAGCCTGCCGGCTTTCTTGCACAACTCACAAAGAGGATTCGCGGCTAGAAACGCCGCCCGAAGCCTCGCCCAAGACCTGCCGTAGCGTTTGCTCGTGACAGGATCGCGTTCAAATTGGTTGTAGCGTTTGGCTTCCTCCTTCGCGTGTTCCTCGCAGTACCGTCTGTTTGTCAGCTTGCGGCAGCCAGGGTGAACACAGGGTTTCTTCGCTTTGTATGGCACGATGGCCACCTCCTTCGGGGCACAACAAAAGCCCCGCAGGATGGCTCCCGCGAGGCTCGTTTTAGTTTACTTTCGCTATGATACACTATATCACGTTTACCCTTGGACAAACAGAGACTTTTCCGGACATCTTTAGGACCTTCCCGCAACCCCTTCCGACACGTTTGGCGGGCCGCTCGTGCTGGCTTTATCGACTTTAGCTCCCATCGCAGTCGCCCTTTCGCAAAATAGCATCGACTTGCTCTAAGGCGTAGCCATGCATCCGTGTTACCTGCCGATAGACATAGCCCAGTTCGGCGGCGACCTCTTCCCACGTTTTCATGCATAAATACTTGAGTTCCAAAAGCGACTGGTACTCGGGGCGCTCCACCCGTTTAATGACTGCCATCACTTCTTGCTTGGTGTTGATGAGTTCGTCGATGTCGGCGTTTATTTCCGATTCCAATTCCATCATTTTGCAGATAACCGCCTCCATCCGATGCGTGTTGGGCGTGGCACTTCTCGGCATATCGGATAAGGTAGCCGTGGCTTTGGTCGCAAGTTCGCGAAGCGACTGCACCTGCTCGAGCTTGGAATTAATCCTCTGGTTAATGTGCCGCGCCTGTTGCAGGAATTCTTTTGCCGATACGGATTTAGGCTTCATAACGCACCTCCGATTTTTAAAATACCTTCCCTCGGATTGGCGCTTTTCGACTCCAAAGATTGTCTCAAGTTTACTTTGACTGCGGCAATCAGGTTGGCTTGGGTTTTATCCTTCTTCGATAGCGCCGCCATAATCTGCGCGTCGATGGTGCCCTCGGTCAGGATATGGTGGATGACGACGGTTGCGGCTGACTGACCCTGCCGCCAAAGGCGGGCATTGGTCTGCTGATATAATTCCAGGCTCCATGTCAAACCGTACCATATCAACGTGCTGCCTCCGCCTTGAAGGTTCAAGCCATGTCCTGCCGAAGCAGGGTGGATTAAAGCTACCGGCAGTTCACCGTTGTTCCACTTCATGAGGGTATCGGGCTTATCGAGATGGGCGAAGGGGATGCGCAGCGTTTGCAGACGCTCGGCAATCCTTGCTTTATCGTGCTGATACCAGTAGGCAACCAACACCGGCTTGCCGTTTGCCTGTTCAATAAGGTCTTCTAGTTCATCCAGTTTCCGGTCATGGATTTCAACAACCGCACCTTCGTCGCCATAGACCGCCCCGTTTGCCATCTGGCACAGCTTACCGCTCAAGGCGGCGGCATTAGAAGCAGTCACTTCGCCGCTACTCAAGGTGAGCACGAGATCGCGTTTCAATTCCTCGTACCGCTCCCGCTCCGGTTTCGATAATCTCACCTTGTGCTGCACCGATAGAAGTTCCGGCATCTCTAGGTGATCCGTAGACTTCATGCTGATGGTGATGTCGGCGATTTTGTCGTATATCCGTTGTTCAGCATCCGGCAGAGGTTTATAGGTGAAGACGACTTGTCCGCTCCTTTTATCAGGAACAAAGTAGTTCGCACGATACTGCCCGATGAACCTTCCGAGGCGCTGCCCCATATCCAAAAGCCGAAACTGCGCCCACAAATCCATCAAACCGTTGCTGCTCGGAGTTCCTGTTAACCCCACAATGCGCTTCACTTTCGGGCGCGCTTTCATCAAGGACCGAAACCGCTTCGCTTGGTGGGACTTAAACGATGATAACTCGTCGATCACCACGGTATCAAAGTCGAAGGGCAGTCCGCTTTTTTCAATAAGCCACTCCACGTTCTCGCGGTTAATGATGTAGATGTCGGCCCTTTTCCCTAGTGCCGCCTTGCGCTCGGCTTCCGTCCCAACCACCACGGAAAACCGCAAGCCGAAGAGGTGTTCCCATTTTTGCAGTTCCGCCGGCCAAGTGTCGCGGGCGACGCGAAGAGGGGCGATAACCAGAATGCGATGGGCTTCAAAGCTGTCGAACAGCAGATTGTTTATGGCGCTGAGCGTTATCGCGGTCTTACCTAGTCCCATATCCAAAAGCAGACAAGAAACAGGGTGCTCTTCAATGAACGCCGCAGCGTATTTCTGATAGCTATGTGGTTGATATTTCACGAAGCACCTCTTCGATCTGTCCCGCTTGATCCAGGACATATACTTTGAATCCAAGCCGCCGGAGCAGCCCATGCCTCGCCACCTGCAACGGGCGAGGCTTCTCTCCAAGGCGCTTCACTTCTACAAAGCCGCACTTTCCAGTAGGCAAAAGCACCAGACGGTCGGGCATCCCATCAAAGCCAGGACTTACAAACTTAGGCGCGATACCTCCCATTGCCTTAACCGCCGCCGTGAGCTTGCGCTCTAGTATTTTTTCTCGCATGCGCACCTCCATTTGCCCATTGCCCAGATTGCCGTTATTCCCATCGTGTCTATAAATCCTACGCGCGCATATACACGCGCCTGACCATTCCTATTCCTACCTACTACATACACAGTAAAAAGGAGTAGCTTTTTATGGGCAATAACGGCACAACGAGCCTTCTTTATAGGCGTAGTCGGGGCTTGCGACCGTGCCCATATGCTGTGCCGTAGCCTTAACTGGCACCATCGGCAAACCCCGCCTAACTTATTCCTCTCGCACATAGACCCGCTGGATGCCGTAGAGCGGGATATTCTTCTTGCCGGTCTTACCACCGGCGTACCGCACCCAACCGCCTATGCTTTTAATGATGGCTTCAATCTCGTAGGAGTCCGCTTTTTTGATGGAGTCGCGCCCACGCCCAAAGCACTCGCACCAAACCTCGATGTTACTGACCTGCTCACGGCGCACCTTGGCCTTCGCCTTTGTCGGGTCCTCAGGGGAGCGCAGGTATTCTAAGCGTCGATACAGGTCCATATCATCCCAGTTATCCGGAAGCAGGGTCTCAAGGTACGCTGCCACCAAGCCTTCGCGGTCATCGTTTTCCATGGCATTGCGCTGTTCGTCTGCCGCGAGCTCTGCCACATCGCCCTTAAGATACAGTTCCTCGCCGCTCTCAAATAGAGCGATCGCTTCGGCCCAGACTTGCTCGACTTCTTCGTCATTAAAATCCCAGGGGCGTTTCGTGCCGCCACCCGTGACCCGGATCGGCCAGAAGCGGCGATTGCCGGTAACGTCTCGCAGAAAGCCGCCGTCGCTATTCGTAGTGCCGATGATAATGCACTGCCTTGGGTGGCTCTCCACCACGCGCCCGTAAGAGGGGCGGTACTTATCATCAATACGGCTGGCGAAGGATTTCACGGTTTCCACGTCCATTTTCTTAATGCCCGCCATCTCGCTCAGTTCGAGCAGCCAGTTTCCCTGCAATTTTTCAGGGGCCGTTTTGTCCTTCATATCCGATATGGAAAGACTATCAGAGTACCACTCGCGCCCCAGGCGGGCGATGAGGGTGGACTTCCCAATACCCTGATTGCCGTTAAGAACAGGGATGCTGTCAAACTTGATACCGGGGCGTTTCACGCGGGCCACCGCCGCCACTAGCGTTTTGCGCGTAACCGCACGAGTGTACGGCGTGTCTTCGGCTCCCAGGTAGTCGATGAAAAGCGTATCGGCTCGTGGGGTTTGGTCCCAAGGCGGCAGCGCATCAAGGTAGTCGCGGATGGGATGGTAGGCGCGATCGTCGGCAACCTTAGTAAGTGCCAGTTCGTAGTTCCTGGCCGTGAACTCTCCGTAGCGCAAGTCCACATAGGCCACAAGCTGCGCGGTGTCGGCCTCGCGCCAAGAAGGATGCCGACGCTCCCAAGGCAGACCATAGGCATATATCTGGTTGGCGATCCGGTTAAAGCGGATGCCTGCAAGGGCTTCATCGCCCGACAGGATCAAGAGCAGATTCCCAAGCGTGTTCTCCAGTTCGCCTTGCTTGTTACGTGTCAGCCCTTTTGTCCAGTCGTCGCCGCCCGAAAAGTCTGCAGCCGCCCGTTGGCGGTGTTCTTCGAGTAGAACCGCTCCCACCGCGGCATCCTTTACCGCAAATTCACTCATCGCCTTGAACGACGCTTTTTCCTCAAGGTCTCCGAACTTATGGATACGTACAAGGTCGAAAGCGTTCAGCAGTCGGCCGCCGGCCGGATCGGAAGCGTGGTGGGAATAGGCAAATTTATCCTCGTAGACCACAACGCCGGCAAGCGAATCGGCGGCTCTATATTGATAGCGCCCTTCTACGGAAGCCGGCTCATAAAGATCAGGCAGGAACTTTTCCATCGCTGCCTCGATCCCGTAGGCGCGGCAGAACGCCCCAACCACGCCGTCCTTTTCCAGAGGGTCTTGCTGTCTGCCGATTTCCCGTTTCACAACCTCCGACTGGCGACTTGAAACAGGCCACTGACTCGCATCGCGCCAATCAACGTACATAGAAAGGTACTTATCTGGGTCTAGCGGCGCGCCAGCATTCTCCCAAAACACGAACTCCCCGTTTGAGGGGCAGGATGCCCAATACATCATGCGGTTCGCCTGATAGGTGGTGTCGTCGAAGTAGTCCATGCCGATCTCTTTGGCCACCATCCGCATCACCGCAGGATACTCATCTTCAGTGACCTCGCGCCCAAACAAGATGACAAGCCTGAACCTCGGAGTCTGCGGCATATGGCTGTGGGTAGAATAGAGGAAATACGCCGTATCCGGCAGCGCCAGTTCCACCAGGAGAGGAAAGTCCATGCCGGCGGGTATGTTGTCGGCATCGAGCGCTCCGATCCAACGACTGACCACGTTGCCGTTCTTGCGAACGCCGCCACTTAACCAGCCACCTACAAAGCCGCCGTGGTCTTTGGCGTCGTCGCGCCGTTGTTTGGCCATCTTGGGATATTCCTCGGCGGTCTCTGTGGTACGAAGCGGAGTGCGGTTGCGCTCGATTAGATAGCCCCACGTTTGCTCTTGGTTTTTATACCGTTTGTCCGTCTTGCGGTTGCAGACGGAGATTTTTACGCAGCATTCATTCATTTGCGGATTCCTCCACGCATTTACTATTGAAATAGCGGATTGGCATATTGCGTTTTTTCGCTTTTGCAATTTCTCGCTCCATGCCTTCACTGATCCGCTCGCCAAACACCCATAGCTCATCGCATTTGCCCAGCAACACCAACGCGAAGAAGATTCCCCGTTCACGGGTTTCTCTGTCATCGTCGTCCATAAACTGCGGGTAGAGAAGATGCGGCGCAAGAGGAATGCACCCCTTGCTGACCGCAAACCGGCAGTATCCCCTCGCCCGCTCCGTGTTGCGCTCCGTGTTTCCTGCAAAGGGCGAAGCAATGTAAACGAGCGGGAGGTATTGCTTCGCCCTTTCTTCGCGTTCGATCGCCGTTAGTGCTTTGTAGGCGGTCGGGTCTGGATAGCCTTCGGCGTTAAATCTTTCCATCGCCGCCCCTCCCCAGGAACAGATTGATGAAATACTGCTGTCCCTTACCGGTAACCTTGGTGGTCTTGCTGATGGTGACATGACCATCCGAGTGGGTAATGGCAGTTTCCTTGACCCGAAATAGCCCCAACTCCATGGCCCTTTGCGTCGGGGCGTTGTAGTCCGTGCCTTGGCGCTTAATGAGATAGCCTTCCTGGCGCAGTTTCTCAAACAAACGGTTTTGCCCGATTTCAATGCCGTTGCCTTTAAGAATTTTCGCCAGTTCTCCAATGAGGATGGTGCCACTCGAGACCGATACGGCATTGGCGAAGACGACCTTGGGTTCGTTTTGGGCGGCCTCCAGTTGAAGGCGCTCCTTGGCGTCGCGTTCGTCTTTTAGGGCGCTCAGCAATTTAATCCAGGCAGTGGGGTCGCTTATCATCTCTTCCAGTTTGGCGGACGTAACATACGCGCCGTGCTTGTGGATTGCAGGCAACACCTCATGTGTGATCCAGCGTTTGAACTTTTTCGCTTCGGGCTTTCGCGAGATCAGAATCACATTGTAGAGACCGCTTTCGCTAATGACCGTCACAGGTTCATTGCTGCGTGACCCTAAGTATTGTTTAGGGTCAACTTTTTGCTTCTCATCTTCGTCTAGACGGTCGGCAATCATACTAGGGTTGCTAAGTTCCAGCACATCACAGATGTCTTTGAGCACCCACCAAGGCTCACCGCCCAACTCGACGGTTCGAATTTCGATCCCCTCGTAAGAGAACACTTGCAGTCCGTTAATCATAAAGAACCTCCTGTAAATTGTATTTTCGAGAGGTTCTGTGTCCCTCTCACCTTCTTCAGACAGGAGGCACTGATTTGCGTACCAGGCCACTACTCTTTTTTATAAAATGGGCAATCGTAGCCATCGGCACAGAGTATAAGGCCCTTCGCCCAAGGCGGTGTGCGGCTCATCTTTTCACAGAGAATCTTGGTGGACATCTGGATGTCAGCTTCAATGACCATTTCGTCGTGAACATGCATAACGATGTCTGAGCACCGTTCTTGCTGCATGGCAAAGCTGAGAAGATCGCGGCTTGCGCCCTGCACAATGTTCTCCACAAATTTGGGGCCATAGCTTTCAAGGCGTTCCCACTTTTTCGTAGCTCCCACGCCTTCATAGGTCACGCAGTCCGAACCGAACTGGTTAGCGCCGATTCGCGGTTTCACATAGGCGATCCGCCGTCCCGATGGCAACGTGATAAAAAGGATGCCGCTCTGCACGCCAAAACGTATGCCATGAGTTTCTGTGACCGTTCGGTCTCGGACTGCCGTCATCGCTGCTTTATCTACGTCCCACCAGAGCCGGACGATGTTGGGGTTAGATGCTCGCCATGCCGTGACCAGCGGCTTTAACTCCTCTTCTTCTAACCCCATCTCGATCGCCCCCATCGCTTTGAGCGCGCCAACGGAGCCACCATAGCCAAGCGCCAATTCGGCTACCTTGCCTTTTTGCCGAAGAAGCGATCCTTTGGTGATTTCCTCCATCGGCACGTGAAACATCCGGCTTGCGGAGGCTTCATAAATTTGACCATGCGTCCTAAACACCTCATTGCGCCAATGCTCCCCAGCAAGCCAAGCAATGACTCGGGCTTCGATGGCCGAAAAATCCGCTACCACAAACTTCGTGCCAGGCTTAGGAATGAACGCCGTGCGTATTAACTCCGACAGCACTTCGGGCACGGAATCATGGAGCATTTCTAACGCGGCAACGTCGCCGGCACGCACCAAAGCCCGCGCCTCCTCAAGGTCCGGCAGGTGGTTCTGCGGGAGATTTTGCATTTGAATCAAACGCCCAGCCCATCTACCGGTTCGGTTGGCTCCGTAAAATTGGAACATCCCGCGAGTGCGGCCATCGGCGCAAACAGCGTTCTCTATGGCCTGATATTTTTTGACCGACGACTTTGCGAGCTGCTGCCGCAGCGACAACACCCGCCCGAGGGGTTCCGGCGCAGTCTGGAGCAGCTTTGAAACCGTCTTTTTATCGAGAGTGTCTGTTGCCAGTCCTTGGCCGGCAAGCCATCCTTTCATTTGCGCCACAGAGTTCGGGTTATCGAGTTTCGTGATTTCCTTCATCAAACAAGTAAGTTCCGCCTTAGAACGAGCGTCGGCAGCGATGGCGTTTTTGACGAGAATCCTATCCACCATCACCCCTCTGTCGTTGATTTCTTGGTCGAGAACATATTCGTCCCAGATCGAATCCGGCACAGGAAACTTTGCGAGCCGTGCTTGTATGGACCGCTCCGCTTCCACGTCCCGTTTGTTATAGGCCTTGAACGCCGCCCATTTTTCGGGGGCGTCCTTAGGGAGATTCCGTGTTCTTTGCCCATTGGCCGCGGTTGCCGCACAAGGCTTGCAAAAATATCGGATTAACTCTTTGCCCTCAGTCAGCTTCTGTTTCTCTAAGCCCATGACCGCGCCTACGCCTTCCAGGGAAAGGGGCAGCCCCACATACGCCGACCAGACCATAGAGCACCGCCACGATTCGGGACGTACGTATTTCGCTTTGCCGCGGCTCGGGGATGATACATGGTTATCAGCAAATGGGTCGAGCGCAATGCCCCGATCCGACAAATAGCGCGACAGGCAGATCCGTTCAAAGGTAGCGTTAAAGGCCCATTTTTGCACACTGCCGTCCGTCAGGGCGTCGAGGATTTCCGGCGGGAGCGTCTCTCCTTCGGTAAAGTCCACCACCTGAACCGCACCGCCGTCCACGGAATATCCAAACAGCAAAATTTCAAAGTCCTGTGCCTCGGCGTATTTGTAGACGCCGCACTTATTTAGGTCCGTAGACGAAAAGGTTTCAATATCAATGCTGATGGTTTTCATAAGCCCTCCATAACACAAAAGGGCGGCCAGTTTCCCGCCGCCCTCCGCAATCTGTGTACTCGTATTTAACTGAGGAAGTCTTCATCATCGTCGATGGCGAAATCATCCTGAGCTCTGGACTTACCGCCGAGCGGATCACCGTCGCGCAATTTCTGGATGTTGTTTAGCCCGCAGGCGATTCCCTTGTTGCCGTTGCTGTTAAAAGCGTAGAAATTGATGCTGGCTCGGGCGTATACACCGCTGTAAATCTGGGAACGCTCCAAGATGGTCTCGCAGGCGCTGTCCACAATGCCGGGCGCAGTGCCGCTGTTGGCATTGATAAAGTAGCTGTCGGCGTAGGCTTCGTCATCCGGGCGCTCCGTGTCGCCATCGCGGAGCGGGGTCTTAAGGGCGGACAACGCAGGGACGGTTTTGCCGTTTCCTTTTAGTTTCGTCTCGCCCTCGCGGTACGCCGCCTCTATCGCCGCTTTAATCTTGGCGATGGTGCGGATGTCGCTTTTGGGGATGATGAGGGACACCGAGTATTTCGGCGCGCCGCCGTTGATGGACTTCGGTTCCCACAAGTTGGCGTAAGAGAGCCTGACTTCACCGGTGATCACCTTTGTGGGGTTCGGGACAGGGTTCTGGTTTTTACGGTTCATTGTCTGATTAGCCATTGTCTTTTACCTCCATAAAATCATTTTTGGCAGTATGGATTGCCGGACGTTTATCCCCCTCCGGCACAAGGGTTGGTTTGCCTTGCGGCTTTTCGACCAGGTCTCCTAGCAGTTCGGAGAATTTGGTTTTGCCGAGAGCCTTTTCCATGGCGGTGATCCCCAGCACCTTGTGCTCGTAGGGATCGTAGCCCGCGGCTTGCACCTTCTGGGCCACCGCGTCTTCATTGACATATTTGCGGTTACTTTTGCCTTCGACAAGCTTCCAACCGAACCACCGCTTGCCGCTGAGGGCGGCTTGTAGCGCGTAGTCTTTTATATCGGAAGCCCAAGAAACAAGAGCCTCTATCCTGCCGAGGATGGATTCAATCTCGTCGTCCTCTAGCAAGGGCGGGCGTTTGAATTCCAGTTTTGCAAGCTCCAGGTTCCGCTCGGCCCGCTCTCGGCACTCATACTTTGCCTTACAAAACTGGCACCACTCGCCGCAGTGGTATTCGCCGCCACCGGCATAGGCGATTTCGGCTGTGGGCTTTAGGACTTCCTCCGCCCACTGGTAAAGGGACTCTTTAAAAACCGTGTGGGTGCTGACGTTGTTGCGGCGCGGCTGGTAGATGGTCATACGAACCTCGTTGATATCGTAGATGCCGTCGAATAATTCCAATGCTCCCAAGGCATACAGCTTCAGCTGCGGGTTGTCGGTAGCGTCAACGAGGAGCCCAGCGCCATGTTTATAGTCGCAAATGTGCAAGGTGCCATCGGCGATAATCACGCAGTCACCGGTACCAAAGCCGCCTTCCACATACTTGGAGAAGTCCAGCCGCTGCTCGATCAGCACCACCGGATCGGCACAAGACTTCTTTGCCGTCTCCACCAACTCGAGGATATAGGCGGAGTAGCCGTCGGCGCACTCGTTCATCTCCTCGGAGTAGTAGGTTAGCTTGGTGGTCGGATCTTTCGCCTTGATGCCGAGCACGGTTTTTAGCTTGTACTCGCCCAGGGTATGAGCGTCCGTGCCTTCAGCAGCATAAGCCGAACCTTTGTCTTCATATGGCTCGCATAGCCGTGCCGATGGCGGGCAGCTCAGCCAGCGGTGGCTTGAAGAAGCAGAAAGAAGCGCATGCTTACCCATCTTCTTCCTCCCCGCCCCCGATAGCGGCGGCTTCACTAAGCAGGGCTTCAAACTGCGCCGGGTCAATCTCCGACAGTTTTGCCGCGCCATGCTTTTGCAACAGTTCTCGAACCTTGGCGGTGTGACCGCGGCGGGACTTTTCTGCGAGTACGGCCCTCACCTGCTCCAAGGTGACGGGCTTGGGCTTTGGCGCGGAGGACGACTTTCTATCTGTCACTTTGCTATGGGCCGTATCGGCATGTTCCGTCTGGCCATTGCCACTCTGCGTAAACACGACTGCCGGAGCTGCGTTTGCCGCTAAGAGCGCCGTCAGGCTGTCCGCCACCGCCGCAAGAGACTGTGCGGCAGTCCGCAGTTCGCCGATACAACGGTCGATCTCACTTATCTTGCTCATCTTGGCTACCTCCGTTCTCGCTTACCTCGTCACGCCTTTGAAGCACGAGCAGCTTTTGAGCGAGGCGTTTGGACACGATGCTTATCGCGGTCAGAATGCCTGCGAGCTCCTCATTAAGACCGTCATCGCGCAACTCCCCATCTGTGTTTTGGTCCTTTGTTTCCATACTATTTACCTCCGTTTCCGGGACGCTTTGCCGCCCCTCACCCTTTACAGACGGCAAAAGGCGGTTTGCGTACCCGGCTGGTTATCCGAAAAATTCTTTCAGGGCTTCATTGTTCCGCAGAAATTCAAGAATGCGGTGCTTGCGCTTATTGACGCTCTTTGGTTCCTTCAAGCCAAGCACAGGAGCAAGTTCACGCTCCGTCTTGCCGTGCCAGAAGATGTCCTTTATAAGATCAAGGTCTTCTTGAGCGAGAGTTGCGAGCGCGGCATAGAGCGTATCGAGCAGCGCTTTTTCCTCTAGCACCGACTGGAAGTCGTTCGAGTCAGCGAGTTCAATTTGAGGTTTGGGGCCGTCCCCTTCGCCACCGTCCTCTCGCTGGAAGTGCATATCCAGTTCAACCGTGCGCCTTCGATTGGGGAGTTGACACCAGTCGCACTTCACCAAGCCGTCTGCATCGGGCTTCCATCCTTGACATTTATCTGTGCCTTTAAGAACACAGGAGCAATTTCGCTCGATGTGCTTGGCTTCACGCCAAATGAACCGCATATTGTCGCGAGCAAGATCTTCCCCCTCTTGGTTGCGAGGCAAGCGCACAACAATGCCCGCTTCCTCATCCACAAACCAACGCTGAGGAAATTTACTGCATGGGGCTTCCGCGCGGGCCAAACACTCCGCCCGTTTGACTTCGGTTTCTTGCTTGCCATCCTCCGATAAGAGGTAATACCGCATTGTATCGCCAGCTTTGGTGCGGCGAGGAATTGGCGTAGGTTTAAATGATTTTTTACTCATGCTTTTGGCTCCTTTGGTTTTCAGATTTTGGGGTTTGTCCGAACCGTGGGCGTTTTGACTTGTTGGTCCTTGTCCCTCAAGGCGGCGGCCGAACGTAAGGGGTAATGATTGGCATTGCGTTTTCCTCCGCAGCTGAATATCCTGAAATTGACAGCAGAATTTATTGGCGTTACAATGAATTGATAGGAACAATTCGCAATTGTCGGAATTCATGCAGGGCAAAAAAAAATAGCCCTTGTGATTACTCACAAGGACCATCTAAATCTTGATAGGGTTAACGTCCAGAAATGATAAGGTTAATAGCGTTAATAAGATTAATTGTTATCTACGGAGGCAAAAACATGACAAACAATCCATCCCCTGTTCTTTGCGGCGGTACATTCCTCACGCAGATTCTGCAATCAAGGAAGCCCACCGCATCGCGCCGCCAACGTACCCTCGGTGCAACTGACAGCTTCCGAGAGCCTGATGTGCTGTTCGGACTTGTAGAGCTTGTGCAGCCTGATTACATTAAACCCGCCGGCGACACGTTTAATACATATACTACCAACTACAAAAAGTGTGCCACCCTTACGCCGGATGACCTAAAATTCGAAAATAAGATGGTCGTAACGGCGTTCTTAACACGCTTGACGACAGACTACACCACTGAACTAAACAAGGCGACGGCATTTGCACGCCAGTTTATAGACATCAGCACGACTACACAGAACCACGTTCTTCTTGTCAAACGGCTAATTGAACTTATACGTGATGATATTAGCATCCCGGCTACAACCCAGTTTGCAGTGTGCAAAAACGGTTCACTTGTTGATAAGAGCAGGCTTATAGCAATAACCGAAGTCTATCTTCCTGCGTTTCTATTGAGCGTATGGAAGTTTATCGTAACGGAACGAAAAGATAACAGTATCGGAGCGGCGACTATTTCCGCTTGGCAACATCCACTGGTTCAAGGTCGCTATGCAGGTATAGATGGATCGACAATTTCACAAGAGTTGCAGGTGGAATGCGATGAATATGTCGCCCCGGTCAATTCGACCACCGAATCGCAGACTGCAGAAGAACAGGCGGCAGCAACCCTTCAAAAGTTCATAATGCCAGACGTTTATACCTATCTTCGCAACGCCGAAAACAAATACAGCACAATAAAGACCTTACTGTACAATGACCAACCAAAGCCTTTTTACGATTTTTATATATGTAATGGGATTAGATACGGGACAATGAGCAGTCGGAATGTTCGGCATCAACAAAACGTCTGCCGAATTGAAGGAGCGACCGTTGCTACCATTGCTAATCTCACAAAGTTTTCTATAATTTGCGGTACTGGCGGACTCGGAAAATCAATGATGATGCGGCATCTTATGCTGAATGCCATAGCAAATTTTGACGACCTGAAGCTGTTCCCCGTCTTTGTTCCTTTAAAAGATTATGATGAAACAGTTACCACACTGTTCGACTATACATACTCCAAAATTCGCATATTTGATAGCAGCTTTACTCCTGACCAATTTGAGCAATTACTTGTTAATGGTTCCTGCTTACTTCTGTTTGATGGATTAGATGAAATTGGAGCCGCTTACACTAAGAGGTTTGAGCGTGAACTAGAGGCATTAACGGACAATTATTCAAAAAACATGTTTGTACTTTCTTCGCGTCCGTTCCAATCTTTTGTTTCTTATGAGCGCTTTAGCTTATTGAGGCTGATGCCTTTTCATCCACGGCAAGCCATGCAATTAATAGATAGGTTGGAGTTTCGTCCCGATGAACCAGCTATAAAAAAGAAGTTTCAATCGGCTTTGGAAAAGACTCTTTTCCGTTCGCATCGTTCATTTACTGAGAATCCATTGTTATTAACAATTATGCTTTTGACCTTTGAGCAGTTTGCCGAAGTGCCTTCCAAGATGCACGTCTTCTATAGAGAAGCATTTGAGGTCCTGGCAAAGCGACATGATGCTAGCAAAGGTGCGTACAGACGCGCATTAAAAACTGGGCTGTCAGTTGACGCTTTTGCAGATTACTTTGCAGAGTTGTGTTTCCGCTCTTACAATGATGAAAAATTCGAACTGACTCCCGATGAATTTGCCGGATATTATAACGTACTCAATGTGAGGGTAACAGCAAATGATAAGAAAACCACTGCTCGCGACTTCCTTGAAGATCTCTGCTCGAATTTGTGTCTGATGTATTTCGAAGGCGATCGTTATCACTTCACTCATCGGTCATTCCAAGAATATTTCTGCGCATTGTTCTTTTCTAAACAGAAGGATAAGTTTATTGCTAAACTCGGCGACTTTTTTGAGAAACACCAACGACGTATGTACGGCGACGGTACCTTTGATATGCTGTATGACATGATTACTGAAAAAGTAGAAGAATATATTTTTCTCCCGTTTTTAACCGCGTTATTCGATAACTGCGACAGGGCCGATGGATACTGGACGTTTCTTGAAGAAATGTATCCTAGGATAACCTATTCTTCCGAGCGTGAATTCCAGTTCAGGCGTTCGCGGTTTCTTGAACCTCGTTTATTCATCTTTAGCAAAGCCCTTGAAAAAAGCGGTTTTAAAGGGGGCGCTCATTTTCTAACCGAGTTGCCTTATTATAAATCCCTCGAAGTAGAGCGACTCACCCGTATACGACAGGAAACGATCTTTAATAAACACAATGAAGAGATTGATATTGAGGAAACCGAAGAGGACGTGGGCTATGTATGCCGTTTTAATGTCGCTGAAGTCCGCCAGAATCCGGAAGAATACGTCGAACTGTTAGACGAGTTAAACGATGACAAGTTTATCTTTAAAAAGCAGTATCATGCCACCCGGCGATACTTGAAGGAACTCACCGCAAAACAAAAGACTGAGAACGACAGCCTGATTGATTTGCTGTAGTTCATGAATAAGATAAATTTCAGCCCCAGTTTTTCATACTAATTCATATCAAAATCAACAAAACAGTTGTAATTCAATATTTGATATGCTCTACTTAGATATGTTTAGTGCAAGATAGCATTAGGAGGAAAAATAAATGTCCAATGAACCTGAAAAATGGTCAAGCCTTGAAGAGATTGCCGAGCATCTCGGCGTAAGTAAAGACACCATCCGAAACTGGATTAAGAAAGGCGCCATTCCTCACCGGCGGATTGGCAAACAGTACAAGTTCAAAATTTCGGAAGTGGACTCTTGGGTAGATAGCGGCAAGAGCGCTGAGATTGAATAAAATGCCAATGACACTAATTCCATCAGCATGCAAGAAGGTGGTTAAGCATTATGGACATCACTATGCCGTACACTGGCAGCCTAACTGCGGAACAGTTTCTCTTCTACGAAATGAGGATTGTCGCCAAGCAGTACCTTGAAGGGAAACCAATCGACGAAATAGTTAAATATATAAAGAAGGACAACTTGTTCCAGTACCCGACCGAACGAAAGATATCAAAATTAGCACGAGCCTGCCACCGGAGAATCATCTCCCTGGGCAACGAGAAACTGGTCTACGAATTAGCGAATGCGCCTGTCGAAGTGGCAAAACAAATAAATCTCTATGCAATGATGCGATATAACCGCCTTACCCGCGAGTTTATGACTGATATCATCGGCGAGAAGTACCGCCAGCATGATTTCTCCTACACCAAAAAGGACATCAACGTATTTTTCTCGCGACTGCGGGAACAGAACGATAGTATCGCTTCTTGGAGCGAACAAACGATAACGAAACTGAAACAAGTACTGACCAAATGCCTGATTGAAACGGAGATGCTCGACAGCTTCCGGGCTCATAAACTGAACCCCATCTTTATCAGTGCGGAACTGGAATGCGGCATCCGCGAAAACAACGACTTGACTGCCCTCCCAGCGTTTAACTGTTTCAGATAGGAGTATGACTATGGCAGACATTAAACAAGAGTTAGATAAAATCAAAGCACGAATCTCCGATGCAAAATTCCTTGCCAACAAGGGGCTATCGAACGAGGTCGGGATACATGTCTTTACATACGCACCGCAACACGAGTTAGTCGTCAGGGATTACATTGACCGCCTTGTCAACACTCCGTCGGATGACTATCGCATCATAGAGCGGGATATGTACAAGATTCTGCTTGAGATTTTAGAAGAGAAGCGTGTGCTTGATAAAGTGCCCGATATGGAAGAAAAAAAAGGCAAGGACTACCTCCTCGCTCAGTTACAAAAAAACGCCACTGAAAAGGCATTCCTTGACAAGATGAAATATGAGCCGCACAAACATGGTGACGTGCTGTTTTTGACAGGCGTTGGAAAAGTGTATCCCTTTATGAGGTCACATAAGATGCTCGACAGTATGCAGCAGGCATTCTCGGATATACCCATTGTGATGTTTTATCCTGGAGAGTTTAACGGACAAAGCCTAATCCTGTTCAAAAAGTTCCATGACGGGAACTATTACCGGGCGTTCAACTTACTTTAACCGGAGGGAAAGCACATGAAGATTCAAAGTATGTTCCAAAAGGACATCAACCGCGATATCAACGGCGTTATCAAAGTGGCGCAGGATGACGAGAAAAGCCTCGTACAGGAACTTGGCGAGTACATCATTACCCGGGAACTTCGTCGCCATTTCAGTACTTTTTTTGACAACTACTCTAAAGCCATTGATCACCCCACTGACAAAATCGGCGTCTGGATTTCCGGCTTCTTTGGAAGCGGTAAATCTCACTTCCTAAAAATGCTATCCTACCTTCTATCAAATGCTAACGTCGGCGACAGAACGGCTGTGGATTTTTTCAAAGACAAATTCGACGACCCGATGATGTATGCCACTGTCGTCCGCTGCACGAATATCCCCACGGAGTCTATTCTCTTTAACATCGACATCGAGGGGCCTATTAACAAAGACAAAACGGCAGTCTTAAGGGTTTTCACCAAGGTCTTCTACAACCATCTTGGCTTTTACGGCGAGGACTTGAAAATAGCGAAGCTCGAGCGTTTTGTAGATCAACAGGGTAAGACCGAGGCCTTCCGTAAGGCGTTTGAAGATGTCAACGGCGCATCGTGGTTGGAAAGCCGCTCTGCTTATGCTTTCTTTGAGGACGACATCGTCTCGGTTCTGCAAAGTGTCCTCGGCATGAGCGAAACCGCTGCCCGCAACTGGTTCAACGGCGAGGAAAATTCTGATATGAGCATCAAGCAGTTGGTCGAGGAAATCAGATCCTATGTTGATAGCAAGGACAAGGACTTCCGTCTTCTTTTCTGCGTGGATGAGGTAGGTCAATACATAGGCGACGATGGCGACCTAATGATAAACCTGCAATCTATTGTCGAGGAAGTCGGCAGCAAGTGCCTCGGCAAAGTCTGGGTTATGGTGACGAGTCAAGAAGCCATTGATTCCGTTGTGAAAATCAGCGGCGATGATTTTTCTAAAATTCAGGGGCGTTTCAACACCCGCCTGTCCCTGTCCTCTGCTTCGGTGGACGAGGTTATCAAAAAGCGTATCCTCGATAAAACCGAAGATGCCGATAATCTTCTGCGGCTTGTTTATGATAAGGAACACGCCGTATTGAAAAACCTCTTCACATTTAACGACGCCGTACTGGACATCAAGGGCTATGCCGACGGCGCGGAATTTTCCGCTACCTACCCGTTTGTGCCTTACCAATTCATCATTATTCAAAAGGTTCTCGCCGAAATACGCAAACATGGCAACGCCGGCAAACATCTCTCCGGCGGCGAGCGTTCTATGCTCTCCGGGTTCCAAGAGGCAGCACAGAAGGTACAAGGCAAAGATGATAATGCCCTCGTGCCTTTCTCACTGTTCTACGATACTGTGCACACCTTCCTTGAAAGCCAGATACGCCGCGTAATCGACCGCGCCCAGACCGCCGCAGATAAACACGACGGCTTAGAACAGCGTGACGTGAGCGTTTTAAAGCTGCTCTATCTCGTACGTTACATCGATGATATTAAGGCAAACATCGACAATATCGCCATTCTGATGGTGGATGACATTCAAACGGACAAGATAAACCTCCGAAGTGAAATAGCAATGTCGCTGGAACGTTTGGTAGCACAGAACTATGCCGCCCGCAATGGCGACACTTACTCATTTCTAACGGACGAGGAGCAGGACATCGCCATCGACATCCGCAACACAACTGTTGACAGCGCGACGATCGTTGCGAGCATCGGCCAAACGATATTTTCTGAACTCTATCCTTCTAAAAAATACAAATACAATAAGTACGACTTCTCCTACGACCAATATATCGATGAAACTCTCGTCGGCTCAGCGACAGGCGGTGTTCGCCTGCGTTTCGTCACTGTTGCCAGCGACTATTACACTGCCCCTGAAGCAAAGCTAATCATGGATTCGCAAGCTAATAACGAAACGATTGTCTTGCTTTCAAACGCGGTGCAATACTTTGAAGAACTCGAAACTGCCGCAAAGATTCGTAAATACATCAAACAGAAAAACGTATCTCAGTTGCCTGAGAGCATACAGGATATTATCCGCAAGCGCCAAGGACAGGCCCGAAAGCTTGAAGAAAGCGCCAAAAAGCAGATAGAAAAAGCGATCGTTGATGGCACATTCTTTATTTGCGGCGAAAAGGTTGATATTAAATACAGCGAGGCGAAAGGCAAGCTTGATGAGGCCTTGAAACAATTGATAGAAAGTGTATATTCCAAACTGAACTTTGTAAATGTATTCAGGGAAAGCGATGCCGATATTTTGAAAGTGCTAAACGGAGAACCAGAGCAAGGAGGCTTTGCTGGTCAAGGAGCAAATAACGAGTTTGCACTAAATGAAGTAAGCCAGTGGCTTGAGGAACGCTATATGAGCCGAGTCCCCGTTTCAATGGGCGACGTGCAGCAACGTTACCAGTCTATCCCGTATGGTTGGCGCGAAGTGGATATCGCCGCCATTATGGCTAGGCTCATTGTTGCGCAAAAGATCGAAATCCGTTATGGCGGCGCAGTTGTGAGCAAGGAGGACCGAAATCTTGTTGCCTACCTGCGCAAAAAGTCAGAAATAGAAAAGGCTAGCGTGAGTCGCAGAATTGCACCAAGCGAAGATCTGATACGCAAGAGTATCAACTTCCTACGCAATTGGCTCGGGCAGATGGGCATTCCCGAAGACGAGGACGGTCTGATCAACTGTGTAAAAGACACACTTGAGCAAAGACTTGCTCACTACGAAAAACTCATTGAAAAATATAGCCATGACTATTATCCGCAAAAAGAAGTAGTCATCACCGCCCGCGACCTGATCGTCGATATCCTTTCGCAAAAGCGGGATAACGTAGCCCTGCTTACACGCTTGGTTGCAAAACAGGAGGCTCTTTATAACAGCTCCGAAGACATGGAGGAAATTGAGACATTTTTCAAATCTCAACGTACCATATTTGACGCAGCCAGACAGTTGCAGCGTGATTTGCAAAACGAACGTGACTATTTTGCTACGGATGCTGACGCCATTGAAAAGATAAAAGAGATATCATCTATCCTTACGATGGCAAATCCCTATGCCAAGATCAAAGCCCTCCCCGACCTTATGCAGGATGTAAATACAGCCTACGGAACGCTCCTTGCGCAGAAAAAAGAGGAAGTTCTCGGCATCATCACACAGTGTATGGGCGATGTCCATACACTGGCAGGAGTCGGAGGCAGAGCAAAAGATGAAGTAAAACAAGCTGATGACCGTTTCACCGCATACAAGCAGAAAACAACCAATGCAACAAGCCTCACCGTGCTTGATGCGATGATTATGCAGATGCTCAACTATAAAGATCAAGTTTGCAAGCGGATTGAAACGATTCTGCACGCAATAACCACGCCCCCCAAAGCAGGTGGAGAACAACCTAAGCCACAGAAAATCGCGCAAATACGCCGTTATGATGTATTCCCTGTCAAGCGGCTGACCTCACGTGAGGACGTAGAACAGTACCTGGACGGTATCCGCAAAAAGTTGTACGACACGCTTGAGGCAAACGACAGCATACAGATTAACTAAGCGAGGTGCCATTGATGAATAAAAACGCCATTCAAAAATACGCAATATGGGCACGGAATGAACTCATTGAACAAGTGAAACAGCGTGCCTTCCAATACGGCATCAGCGAACAAGGCTACGGCGATGAGAACGCCACCGTCATCTCTGGACGTGTGTTGTCCGCCGAGGAGATGCGGCAACGCCGCTCGTTTGTCGCTGAAATACAAAAATCAGGCTATGCACAAGCCGTTGAGGAAGTGGCCTATACTTGGTTCAACCGCTTTGTATCCCTGCGCTATATGGAAGTCAACGACTTTTTGCCGACGCACATTCGTGTTTTTTCGGACCTAAGCGGTAACTTCAATCCGGAAATCCTTTCGAATGTACTGCATCTCGATCTTCCTGGCTTGGATAAAACAAAAGTGTCTGAACTGCTCAACTCCAACGCTACGGAGGAACTCTACCGTTACCTTCTCCTAACGCAGTGCAACGCCCTGAACGAGCTCTTGCCGGAAATGTTTGAACGCATGGGTACATACACCGAAATGCTCTTGCCGAACAACATTTTGAAACTGGAGAGTGTTATCGGTCGGTTAGTAAGGGACATTCCAGAAGAAGATTTCCGCGACACGGTGCAGATTATCGGCTGGCTGTACCAATATTACAACACCGAGCCGAAGCAAGCGGTGTTTGACGGCCTGAAGAAGAAAATCAAGATTACGAAAGAGAATATCCCCGCCGCGACTCAACTTTTCACACCGGATTGGATTGTGCGCTATATGGTGGAGAACTCTCTGGGGCGATTGTGGCTGGAATCCCATCCCAACAGCTCGCTTCGCGAAGGTTGGGAATACTACATCGACGAGGCAGAGCAAACGCCGGAGGTCGCAGAACGTTTGCGCGTTCTACGCACTGAAAATGCTATAAAGTCGCCAGAGGACATCAAGGTAATTGACCCTTGCATGGGCAGCGGTCATATTTTGGTGTACGCTTTTGACGTGCTGCTGCAAATTTATACCTCTGAAGGCTATTCTGAGCGCGACGCGGCGAAGCTGATTCTCGAAAAGAATATCTTTGGGTTGGAGATTGATCGCCGCGCCTATCAGCTCGCCTATTTCGCGCTGATGATGAAAGCCAGGCAGTACAACCGCCGGATTTTGACGCTTGGCGTGCGCCCGCAGGTGTATGAACCGACGGGCTATGCGGATGGAATGGAGTACGGGTCGCTCGTGCGCGTGGACAAACTCGAACCGATGCCGGAACAACCAAAAGAACAACAATTGACGCTGTTTGACAGCAGTTATGACACAAAGCTGAACACTTGGAACTTCCGCAGACTGCTCGCGCAAAAATACGACGTGGTTGTGACCAACCCGCCATATCGTAAAATTGCTGATGTTAATGCAAATATTTCGGATTTTGTGAAAAAGAACTACCCCGACAGTAAAAGTGATTTATTTGCCGTGTTCATTGAGAAGTGCGGCGAACTGCTGGAGCCGAACGGGTATCAGGCAATGATAACGCAACACGCCTGGATGTTCCTGTCAAGCTACGAAAAACTACGCGGCAAGCTGTTATGGCGCATAATCAATATGGCTCACCTTGGAGCGCGGGCGTTTGAGGAAATCGACGGAGAGGTCGTTCAGACCACAGCATTTGCGATATCTGCAGGGAATGCAAATGGGTATAGGGGAACATATGCCCGCTTGGTTGACTTTGGCAGTCAGGATGAAAAAGAAGCAGCGTTCTTGAGTGGGAAATATCGCTACATCGCCTTCGCCGACAACATCGCCAAGATACCCGGTAGCCCCGTGGCGTATTGGGTGAGGGAGAGCGGAATTGGCAATTTTGAAAGAGCAAAGATACTTTCTGATATCGCAAATCCTCGCCAAGGCTTAATTAGTGGTGATGTTAATCGCTTTGTTCGTACATGGTGGGAGTGCGAAACATCTAAAATCGGGTTCACTTCTGAAACAGAAAAAGCAAAGTGGTTTCCGTATAACAATGGCGGTGAGTACAGAAAGTGGTACGGTAATAATGCCGATGTTGTAAATTGGTATAACGATGGATACGAAATAAGAAATTTCGTTGACGATAAAGGAAAACAACGTTCAAGACCCCAGAATCAGCAGTTCTATTTTCGTGAAGGCGGAACTTGGACTGCTATATCAAGTGGAGCTTTCTCTGTAAGGTATTTTCCCAACGGCTACTTATTTTCAAATGCTGGCATGGCAATGTTTACTGAGCACAAAACGCTTATGTATTTAGTTGCAATGTTGAACACAAAACTGTGCCAGTACTATTTGAAAATTTTTAGCGAAACTTTGAATTACAATCAAGGGGATATAGCTAGATTACCTGTGATCATTGAGAGTATTGACTGCGTAAATTCTCTTGCATCAGACAACATCTCCATCTCACGCTCCGACTGGGACGCATTTGAAACCTCATGGGATTTCAAGCAGCATCCTCTGATTTGCGGCAAAACGGTCGCAGCGGCTTTCTCCGCTTGGGAGAAAGAGTGTGTGGAGCGCTTCCAAACACTTAAACGCAACGAGGAAGAACTCAATCGCATCTTCATCGATATCTACGGCCTCTCGGACGAACTCACACCGGAGGTCGATGACAAGGACGTGACCGTGCGTCGTGCCGACCTTTCGCGCGAAGTTCGCAGCCTGATCAGCTACGCTGTTGGCTGCATGTTCGGGCGATACTCGCTGGATTGTGAGGGGCTTATCTACGCGGGCGGCGAATGGGATGCGAGTACGTATAAGATATTTGCTGCCGATGTTGACAACATCATTCCTATCAGCGATGACGAATATTTCGACGATGATATTACTGGGCGGCTCGTTGCTTTTGTCAAAAACGTCTATGGTTCGGACACGCTGGAAGAAAATCTGAAATTCATCGCTGACGCTTTGGGCGGCAAGGGAACGCCCCGTGAAGTCATACGGAATTATTTCTTAAACGATTTCTATAAAGATCACTGCAAGACATATCAAAAACGCCCGATTTATTGGCTGTTCAATAGCGGCAAAAAGAACGGCTTCAAGGCGCTCATCTATATGCACCGTTACACGCGGGATTTACTCGCCAAGCTTCGCACGGACTACGTCCACGAACAACAAGAGCGTTACCGCACTCAGCTCTCACACATTGCGGTTGCACTGAACACCGCCACTGGTGCGGAACGTGCGAGGCTCCTAAAACAGCAGGATAAAATGTCCGAACAGGCGCGGGAAATTAGCATGTACGAAGAAAAAGTTCACCACCTCGCCGATATGAATATAGCGATAGACCTTGATGACGGCGTGAAGAAGAATTACGAGATTTTCGCAGATATACTGGCGAAGATTTAATGGAGGATACGACGTTGGCAGAAACCATACAATCAAGGCTTGCGGAGCGGTTCGCCGCTCCTCTGCCTGAATTTCATAAACGCCGAATCATCTTCTGGCCTGACGAGGATGGCGAGTTTGCCGAGCAGGTAAACGAACTTAACCTACCTGATGTGAGCATTGTAAAACTCACGGGCAAAAACAACTTTGCGACTAAGAAGCTGCTTGCGGTGGACGATCTCGCAAGCGACTATCTCATCTACGACCCTCTCGCCTATGAGAAAGATCATAAAGATGACTGGCTGCTTGACATCAAGCTGTACAGCGAGGAATTCCGCGCTGATCTTGTGTCAATCCAGATGGAGGAACTACTCGTCGAGCCATCTTCAGCTATGCGAAAGACAATGAAGCTGTACACCAAGTTTCTTGAAAACAAAGACCGTAAGGCAAAACTTCGCAAAATCGGCAGAACGTACCAAACCCCATTACAGCTACATATTGACATTATGGCAGTGCTTTGCGGACTAAACGGGGGCACAGCACAAGACGTGATCATCGCCGTACTATCGGCAGGCTTGGAGAAAGAAAACAATGCCTCACTTACCAACATCGACAAGTTTGGCAATATCGAGGCGTTCTGGCAGTTGGTTCAAAAATACACGGGCTATGCCAATGCGGACGGCCGCCCGCTTACCGACCTCGCCTCGCATATCTTAATCACATCCCTGTCGCAGACAATGCCCGCTTCCGCATTGCGCGGGTTGGAACGATTTGTAACTGATTCCTGCCAGGCGTACTGCTATCAGCTTATCCACGAATGGCAGCGCAGCGACGGCAGCGAAGACTTAAACGAAATCTGCCGTCATGTCGAGCAGGAACTCCGTCTTGCCGACCGCTTCGACAAGATAGAAATCAGCTTACTGCTAAAAAGCGACACGCTTCCTGCAATCAACGAGAGTATTCTTAAACGCTTCTACGCAGAAATCAGCGAGCGTGTCATCAAGGTTGATTCTATCCTTGAAACGGTGGAGAACCGCCGCACGGCAGGGTGGTACACCCTGACTGATGAGTACTTTGAAAGCTTGTATTATATCGCCAAGATGCAGGAGTTTTACCTTACCCATATTGATGGCTTCCACCTCGTTGAGCCAGAAAAAATCTGGAAACTCTATACGACCGATGCTTACAATATGGACAGCTATTATCGGCATTTTCATTACTTTTTCGGAAATACACTGAAAACACCCCATACACTCCTTGAGGACGCCTTGAAGAAGTGTTCCGATGTGGTTGAGGGCTTATACCGTGAGTGGTTTCTGAAAGAACTCACTCTGAGTTGGACTAATGCCATAGCGAGCGATTTGGACTGCCTTGGCTATGTGTCTGAAATAAATAAACAGCGAGACTTTTACCGCAGATACGTCTCTCCTAACGTGAGCAAGGGCAGCCGCGTATTTGTGGTAGTTTCCGATGCCCTTCGCTTTGAAGTCGCCGCCGAACTATCCGAAGTTCTCGGTCATACAACAAAGGGCAAGTCCACGCTTGAGGCGGTGCAAGCGGTATTTCCAAGCATTACAAAGTTAGGTATGGCCGCTTTGCTTCCGGGGAAAGAACTGTCTGTCAGCAACAAAATGGAAGTATCCCTTGACGGCAATCCGACAGGAAGCACGGTTAACCGCGAAGCTATCTTGAACACCGCAAATCCAGAGAGCTTAGCCGTCACCTATAAAGACTTGCTCCAAATGAAGAAAGCGGAACGTCGCACCTTAGTGCAAGGTAAGGAAATCGTCTATGTTTACCACAATACGATTGACGCGCTTGGCGACAAGCCAGCCACTGAAACAAAAGTGTTTGAAGCTTGCAATACCGCTATCTCTGAGCTGAATGCTATCATCAAAATAATCGTCAACGACCTTAGCGGTACCAACATCGTTATCACCGCTGACCACGGCTTTCTCTACACTTACAAACCACTTGAGGAAAGCCAGAAAATTAGTCGCCAGACCTTTAGCGGCGAGATATACGAACTGGGTCGGCGTTACGCTCTTGTGCCGCCTGAAACGTCTGCCGAATACCTCTTGCCAGTCAAAACGGAGCGTGAACTTGGCGGCATCCCGATGAAAGGCTATGCTCCACAAGATACTGTCCGCCTCAAGGTTCAAGGTGGTGGCGAGAACTACGTCCACGGCGGCATCAGTTTGCAGGAAATGGTCGTGCCGGTTATCGTCTACAAAGGTATGCGCTCTGGTTATAAGCAATATGTCGAGGTTCAGAACCCGGGGCTATCACTGATTTCCGAAAGCCGCAAAGTGTCAAACTTAATTTTCTCACTTGACTTCCTGCAAAAACAGCCAGTGGGTGAAAAGGTTCAGCCGAGCAGTTACACGCTGCATTTCACCGACGAGGTCGGTGTTCCCGTCAGCGACACTCAGACAGTCATTGCCGACAAAACAAGCAGCAACGCCTCCGAGCGCCTATTTCGCGTAAGGTTTACGTTAAAACAAATGCAGTTTACTAAAAATAAAATCTATCGCCTTGTTATTGCAAATGATACGGATGTACCGGAAGAGGTCGAGTTCCGCATCGACATAGTGTTTGCCGATGACTTTGGGTTTGATCTGTAAAAGGAGGAGTTCGCAATGGTTTTAGAAAATACAAGCTATGCGCCGGAAACGGACGACGCGAATGAGATCATTTATAGGAAACTGCGCGAACATTTCGATGGCAAGATTGTCCGTAAAGATCTGACCAAAGCAATCAAGGAAGGGGCGAACGTTCCTGTTTACGTTCTGGAATTTTTGCTTGGGCAGTATTGCAGTTCTGACGACCCGAAGATAATTGAGGATGGCGTAAGGAACGTCAAGCGAATCCTTTCTGATAATTTCGTTCGCCCGGATGAAGCGCAAAAGGTACTGTCTAGCTTGCGCGAACGTGGCAGCTACACGGTTATCGACCGCATCACTGTCGGCCTGAATATTAAGCTGGATCGTTACGAAGCCGATTTTTCAAACCTCGGTGTTCGCGACATACCTATTTCATCAGGTTATGTTTCGAATTATGACCGTCTGCTTTGCGGCGGCATTTGGTGTATCGTTGGCCTTGAGTATGAGTACGTCGAAGAAGACAAGAAGTCTACGCCGATCAGAATTGTAAAACTCACGCCAATTCAGATGCCGCACATTGATATGGAGGAAATAAAGAATGGCCGTCGTGCTTTCACTAAGGACGAATGGATTAGCGTACTGCTTCGCTCCACCGGTATGGAAAGCGACCGATTTAGCGAACGAGAGAAGTGGCTGCAACTTGCTCGCATGCTGCCGCTCATCGAAAACAACTTTAATCTCTGTGAGCTAGGCCCCCGCAGCACGGGCAAGTCCCACTTGTATAAGGAGATTTCACCAAATAGCATCCTCGTTTCCGGTGGGCAGACCACTGTCGCCAACCTCTTCTACAATATGTCGAGCAAGACCGTAGGACTTGTAGGACTGTGGGATTGTGTGGCTTTTGACGAGGTGGCGGGCATCACGTTCAAAGATAAAGACGGCATTCAAATCATGAAGGATTACATGGCTTCCGGTTCCTTTGCCAGAGGCAAAGAGGAAAAAGCGGCCTCTGCTTCGATGGTCTTTGTTGGTAACATCAACCAAAGCGTGGAGGTGATACTGAAGACCTCGCACTTGTTTGACCCATTTCCCGAAGCGATGGCCTATGATACGGCCTTTCTCGACCGTATGCATTGCTACATACCGGGCTGGGAGATTCCGAAGTATCGCCCCGAGTCGTTTACCAATGACTATGGCTTTATCACAGACTATCTTGCCGAGTTTATGCGTGAGATGCGAAAAGAGCCATTCGGCGACGTTTGTGACCAATACTTTCGTTTCGGAACAAACCTCAACCAGCGAGACGTTATCGCCGTCAGAAAGATCGTTTCTGGCCTAGCTAAGCTGATCTACCCGAATGGCGAGTTCAGCAAAGAGGATATTAAGGAAATACTGACTTTCGCCCTAGAGATGCGCCGCCGCGTAAAAGAGCAGCTCAAGAAAATCGGCGGCATGGAGTTTTACGATGTGAATTTTTCCTATATCGATAACGAGACTTTTGAAGAACACTATGTTGCTGTGCCAGAACAAGGTGGTGGCAAAATCATCCCTGAAGGGATGACTAATCCAGGTAACTTATATACTATCTCACAAGGCAAAAACGGAATGATAGGCGTATATCGTCTTGAAACGCAGATGCTTCCTGGCAACGGAAAGCTTGAACGCACGGGGTTAGGCCCCGATCGTGAGGCAAAAGAAGCTACAAACACAGCGTTCAACTTTCTGAAAGCGAGCAGCTCGCAAATTAGCAACTCTATCAGCACGACCACCAAGGACTACATCATCAACTACCAGGATCTCAATGGCATCGGGATGACAAAGTTCCTGACGCTGCCCACCGTGATTGCGCTTGCGTCATGCGCTCTGAGCAAGCCGACGCTTTCAAGCCTTGCTGTATTGGGAGAAATCAGTATTAGCGGTACGATACTAAAGGTCGAGGAACTGGCGAGCGTCCTGCAAGTATGCCTCGACAGCGGCGCGAAGAAGGTATTGATACCGATAACGTCCGCCACCGAACTCGGCACAGTTCCAGCAGACCTCATCGGTGCGTTTAGCCTGATATTTTACTCAACCCCGCAAGAAGCCGTGTTTAAGGCTTTGGGCGTGGAATAATAGGTAATGCATACCACAAGTACGCAAATGCCCCTCTCCTGTCTGTAGGCAGTAGAGGGGCATCTTTTATTTCCCCTCCGAAACGGAGGAAACCATATGACTACAGCACAAAAACAGCGTATTGAATTCCTACGTGGCAAAGGTGAAAGCTACGCCTCTATCGCCGGCGATATCGGCATATCCGAAAACACAGTCAAGTCTTACTGCCGCCGAAAGAACATCTTCGTTACGATAAAGCACGAACAATCAGCCCCCATTAGCACCTGCGCTAACTGTGGCTGTCTACTCCAACACACGCCAGGGTCAAAGCAGAAACGCTTCTGTTCTGACAAATGCCGCATGACTTGGTGGAAGGCCCACCCCGAGTCAGTAGTACGCAAGGCGATCTACCGCTTCATTTGCCCGACCTGCGGTGAGGAATTTGAAGCCTATGGAAACGCTAACCGCAAATACTGCTCACGGGCCTGCTTCATAGCGATACGGAGGACTTCGCTATGATCAAGGAAGATGCAATACTCCGCTACAAAACGGCGATGTCGGTATTTAAAAGCTGGCTCATCGCGAACGCAATTTCCGGCACCGACCTGCTTGAGATAGATATAATCATCGCCCAGAAATACGGTTTATCACCGTATAGCATATTCCTTGAAAATGACTTGCCATGTAAAGAGAACAGAGTGATATATGGTACTGTGAAAGGAGGCTATTATGGGCAGAAAGATAACTAAACTACCTCAACCGACACAATTGCCAACGCACCTTCGAGTCGCGGCCTATGCCCGCGTTTCCTGCGAAAAAGAAGAAATGCTCCACTCTCTTGCCGCACAGGTCAGCTTTTACAGTAACCGGATACAAAGCAATCCCGAGTGGCAATATGTCGGCGTATATGCAGATGAAGCGGAAACCGGCACCAAAGGTTCACGACCTGAATTTCAGAGACTGATTGCCGATTGTCGGAAGGGTCTCATCGACCTCGTCCTCACGAAGGCAATCAGCCGTTTTGCAAGGAACACGGTCACATTGCTTGAAACCGTCCGAGAACTTAAAGACCTCGGCATTGGCGTATATTTTGAAGAGCAAAACCTCCACTCCCTTTCTGGTGACGGGGAGTTGATGTTAACCATCCTCGCCTCGTATGCCCAAGAAGAAAGCCGCTCCGTCAGCGAAAACTGCAAGTGGCGTATCCGCAAAAACTACAAGGAAGGTAAACCCTCTAACAACATTCGCATTTACGGCTACGATTACAATGCGGGCAAACTGACCGTTATTCCCGAAGAGGCTGAGATCGTGCGAATGATATTTGCGGACTATTTATCTGGACTTGGCAAGAATGCCATCATGAAAAAACTGATCGGACTCGGCATTCCAACCAAGTGCGGCGGCCGTTGGATGGAAAGTACGGTGAGTTCAATTCTTACAAATGAAAAATTCATCGGCGATATGTGCCTTCAAAAGAGCTTTGTTACCGACCATATAACAAAGCATCAGAAGCGGAACAACGGCCAGTTGGCAAAATACTATGTCGAGGATCACCACGAAGCAATTATCGCCAAAGAGACCTTTGAGGCAGTTAAGGCAGAAATGGCTCGGCGGGCTAAAAAAGCAACCCCCTTTCGCAAGCTTACATTCAGCGAGTTTTCTAGATTGATAACCTGCGGTCAGTGCGGAGCGAAGTTCAGTATAAAAACAAACGCCAAGGGCACTAAATATGCCAAAACATGGTGGGCTTGCCCGACTTATATTCATCGTGGCAAGCAAGAATGCACCGCCAAGCGGATACCCGAAGACATACTTAAAGAAAAGTGCACCGAAGCTTTGGGGCTTTCGGGATACGATCCCACCATATTCACAGCGAAAGTCGCCACAATAACAATCCCCGCCGATAACGTTTTGGTATTCACATTTACAGACGGTACAGAAAAAACACTCCACTGGAGGCTTCGCTCTCGATGTGAAAGCTGGACAGCTGAGATGAAGCAAGCGGCCCGCGAAAAAGCCATGCAGGGAGGCGATAAAAATGGCTAATGTGAGGATTATCCCGGCCACCGCTCCCCTCCTATCGGCACAAGGTAAAAACGCTGCGCTAAGACGCCGTGTCGCCGCCTACGCAAGGGTTAGCACGGACAGTGATGAACAGCTTACCAGTTACGAAGCCCAAGTGGACTACTATACCAAGTTAATACAAGGGCGGGCTGATTGGGATTTCATCACAATATACACGGACGAGGGCATCACCGCGGTTAACACTAAACGGCGCGAGGGTTTCAAGCAGATGGTCGCCGATGGCTTGTCGGGTAAATTCGACTTGCTTGTTACAAAGTCAGTCAGCCGTTTTGCCAGAAACACGGTTGACAGCCTAACCACCGTTCGCAAATTGAAAGACGCCGGCTGCGAGGTTTGGTTCGAGAACATAAACACCGATACTCGAATAAAGCCGATGATACGGGCATCTAGCGGCGCTCAGAGAGGCTCTTGGTGTTTGGTTGGTGTTTGAATTTATTAAATGCTAACCAACGCTACAATACGAACTGACATAAACACCAAGTCCACTTACAAAAACCTCTATCAATTCAAAATCAAGAGCATCATCTGTTTGCGTGGTTTTATTTTCCTGATTTGAAATCTGTTATTTATTATAATAACCACGGTTTATAATGCAGGACGATGAGCTCAAAGATAGATGAGTGATGAA